AGGATTTTTAAGTAGTACACTTATATCCGAGTTGCTTAGAAACTGTTTACCAAAGTCACCATAATAGTGCTCGTCGTTTCTTAGTTTTTTGTAAATTTCTTTTGTCATTACGCTAGTTGTTTAATTTGCGCTGAAGTTAATTCATATTTCTTTTTAATAGCATCTACTGATCCACCACCTTTTACAAACTCAATAGCTTTAGTCATTTGATCTTTTGTTATTTTAGCTTTTGGCTTTGCTGTAACTTGTTTAGCTTTACCGTGTTGATTAGTGGCATCAGCGTCTTCAGTATCATCAATTAAAAATAAATTACCAAGCGCATATTTTTTAGCGTATGTAGATGCTGCGCCGAATTGTTGAGCAGTTTGCATACCTTTTTGTTGTAGGTCTACGCCAACTACTGCTGTAGCGTGTATAGCATTTTTGCCATCGCTAATTGTAGCGGTTGTTTGTATCATAGGCATAGGCTCTGCAGCTATTAGCTCTTCTGATACCGTTACATAAATATTGTGTTGTAATAAAAATGGCTTTACGCCTTCGAGGATGTCTTCAGCTTTACGAAAATAGTATTTTCCAAACTTGTTGTATGAAGACTTTTTAGCTTTTAACTTAGTCTGTACATCAGCTAGTTTTTTAGTTAATTCTGTCATTTGGTATATGGTTTAGTTATATATATAGTTACATAAGATTATTGTTATTTAACAAAGTAACTTATTCAAAGTCAATCACTTGCGAGTGTTTTGTAGCTTCTCTTAATTTTTCAATAGCTTGCTTTTTTAACTGCGAAACACGAACGTATGAGCTACTACCTTTGATACCTAAATGATCAGCTATTTCAGTAGCAGATTTTTTATCGCAATCAAGCCCGTAACTCATTTTAATTACATCAGACTCTTTTTTATTTAAGAATTTATTTAATATATTTAATAAACACTTGTTTAAATTAGCGTTATTATATTCATTTGTTTCATCTGGTATTTCTAGTATTGCATCTTTGTTTTCAAATGAGTCAATAGACTGAAATACAGAGTTAAAATACATTTCAACAGCTTTCTTATTATCATCAAACTGTTTTCTTATTTCGTTTAGCTTATGTTCAGGTATACGCATGCTACCTCTGTTGTTATCAATAGCTCTGCGTATTGCGCCTTTAATACGTTTAGCTAAAAACGATTTTAATCTACGTTCAGGATTTTCTGATTCATATATAGTTTTCCATACAATTTTATCTATAGCTTTGATAAGACCAACATGACCTTCGGCCATCATATCCATTACTGTCATAACGCCAGAAGCTTGGTTTGATGTAGAAAATTTACGTGCTAAGTTTTCTACTAATGGAAGAAATTTAGCTACTAATTCATCACGCGTGTAATCACTCCATTTTTTATTTTTAGGTTGAGACTTTTTTAGGTCTGCTCTATATCTATTGTAGTTTTCTTGATTATATTTTTTCATAGTTGTTGGTTCAATAATTCTTTTTCACGCTTTAAATCTTCGCACATGTGTCTGTGTATAGTTCGTGATGAACAGTCTAATAGGCCAGCGATACGCCCTATTGTAATCTTTTTACCTAGGTCATGTATATCTATCATACATTGATAAACGTCGTCAGAACATATCTTATTTGTAACACCTATTAAAGAGCCTACAATAGATAGCTTTTGTTCTTTTGATAAACCAGTAAAAGGTTTAAATATTACTTTACGTAATTTATTTTTAGGTGGTCTATCAAGATCAGACATGCTAACTCCATATATAACTTTTTCTAGTAAACGTTCTGACACGTTGAAACTTACAAAGCCGTTTGGCTTGTGTACTATGTACTCTGCTAGATACTTAAAGTTATCAGGATTAAGTTTAGGATTTAAATACCATAGAACAAGCAAATGCCACTTCAAAGATTTATATGTTGTAATCTTTGCTGACGATCTAAACAACTCGTAACACTCGTGCGTACCATTTTCATAGAACATGTACTGATTAGTCTCGATAGTAGGTTTATCAGTAATTGGTAAACGCCTATAGACGATGCGATTATTGTTGAGGTATGTTAGGTTTCTTTGTGACATAAGCCTGTTACTACTTATTATTAGAGGCTGTTGTCACAGTCCCTGTAGGTTTTAACGATGCTATAATAATTCTATTTGATTTATCATTAGGATATTTAATTTTATTAAATTCCTTAATTCTTTGTTTTAATTTTTTATTCATAATCACGTATTGCTTTAAATAATGGATGTCTGTAGCTACCAGCTTTTGTACGCTCGAAGTATGTAAACGTAGCTTCTTTACCGACCCAGCTTTGCATCTCTTTGAACATTGTTTGTAACTTTTTAAAATTGTCCATAACTGGCATGCCAAATGTATTACCATCAGCATCGATAGCCATAAACTTACCGATTGTGCCTTTACGTTTACCTTTGCCTTCAACCCAGTCAGTGATTGTAGCTTCGGCATCGTGAAAGTCTTTAAACTTACGTAAGCTATATGAACGTTTACATTGATATACATCGTTAAGACGTAATATAGAGCCTTCGTAGCCACGTTCAAGAAGCCATTTGTGATATAGCTTAGCATCTTCGTAGTCATGAACAGGGGTAGTTTCTACTAGCTTAACGCCATAAGGTAGCGGCTCACGTAAAAGCTCAGGTAATATATGAGCGCGATCTACAAAAGGCATTGTTTCATCTACATAATCGTAGCAATGAAACTGTACTAGTTTACGCGACTCAACTCTGTCAATAGGCGTTGGCTTTGTTTTACGTACACAAGATATAATCTTTTCAAAGTCATCGCGTAGCGCGTGATTGTATAGCTCGCCATCGAGTATAACATCAGGATTAGCTTCAAAGAAAGGTGTAAGACTTTCTAGTATATGGTCAATGTTTTTCCACTGTTTACCTGTACGTGAGTATGCTACAGGGCCTGTCTGCAATGGTGTTATTTGTTCGTATTGTATAAGGCAACGTACGCCATCAAGCTTTGGTTGCATAAATACAGTATTGTTGTAATCAATTGGTTTGTCGCTAACTGGATAAGCTAGCATTGGTTTTTTTCTCATCATAATTGGTCTATAATTTTGTTTACTTTATCTAAATGCTTTTTAACTGCAGCACATTTTTCATACTCTTCACGGTCTTCATATAAGTTCATTAGTGTCATTAGCCTAGCTAACTCACCAACAGCGTGATCGTCCATGTTGTCTGCAAAGTAAGACATTTTATCTCTAGCATCGTTTTGTTCTATACCGTAGATACGCTTAATCATAGCGCCCGCTAGTTTATCTACTAGTTGATTTAATTGTTTTTCTGTCATAACTATATTATCCATCAGTGTTCGTATTTGGTTTGTATCTATCTATAAGATCACTCGGTCGACCTACAAATATACACTCACCACTTATATCTGTCCAGCTTACTTTAAATATACTTATCCACGTTTCTTTCATTGGATGTTGCCATACGTAATATATATATTCAAGGTCGTCATGCTTATGGTTTAGGTCTTCTATTTCCCAGCTATATATTTTACCGTATTTAGTAAAACACTCTGCTATTTCTACACCTAAGCCTTCAGGATAGCCGTCATAATGACAGTAAAATTGTGCGTGTATCTTTTGTGGGTGATCGTTAAATGATACACCTTGCTCTCGTGTGGCAAATCTAACTTGTGCTCTCGTACTCATAATATTTACTTTGTATTCCGTTAATAATTTCTCTACCATTAGATGTATGGAAGCCATAGCTATGCGTATGTAGTGCATCAATAGGTTTGTTCTCTAATAATAACTGCATTATCCTAAATGAGTCAAAATCTACTTCATCTGCAATATCGTTAATAGCATTAGCTAAAGCTTCACAGTCATGTCTTGGCGTGCACTCTAGTTGAGTTGTAATGTAATTTTCTATTTGTTCTGCTGTCATAATTTAATCTAATAATGTCATATAAGCTGACGGGTTATTTTTTCTGAACCAATCAAGACCTTTTCTAAGATCGGTTACTAATTTATCATGGTGCATACCCATTTCATACATAGTGCTAGCACCTATAACAAAGTCATACATACTAAGCTCTTCTGCATTTAGGTAGCAACTGTCACCACCAAATCTATTTTGTACTTCGGCACCCTCGGTGTAAACTTCACCGTTGAACCACTTTGGTAAACTACTCATATTACCATTGTTTAGCTATAGTATACGCGTGGTTAAAGTTAGCGCTCATTGCTGAGTTTAACTCTGAAACCCATGTACCGAAGTTAAAATGTTTAGTTGTTTTGTACCAACCGATACCTTTTAAGTGCATTAGCACTTTACCGTTTTGTACAAAGTATCTAGCGTTATCGCTTTCATATATACCGTCTTTCATATTAGTCTTGGTTTTCTTGGTTATCATCTTCATCATCTATTATTTCAAACAAGTACTCAACACCTCGAACTATATCTTCAGCTAAGTCATCAGCAGAGTCAAAGGTAAATGATTCACAAGTTATTCTGTTATCATAGTCAATACCATAGTCAATGCTATAGTTGTCAACGTCGTCAAGTGGGTAGTTCATAACGGCGGTTTCAATTACTTTTGCAACTTGATTAAACTGAAAGCCAGTAAGCTTTGGTTTGTTTAAATCATCTAGTTTTTGCTGCAACTCGTTTATTTGGTTTTGATAAGTTGTTTGTTCTGTTACTTTTTCACCTAGTAACTTTTGTAAAGCTTCAATCTTTACTTCTAATTCTACTTTTGTCATAATGGTTTATTTAATTGGTTTATATTATTATCCGTTAGTGTTCGTATTTATTTTGTATTACTTGTAAAACGTAGCGTATACTTTAGCGCCTTTAGCCTCAGCTATTAACACCCTTTTGTCAACATCTTTAGTTGTTGCTTTTACTTCTGCTTTTGTTTTGTACTTTGGATTTTTGCTGTTTAGCTTCCTCTTTTTTGTCATACTCTTTTAAATTTTTAACTAGTTCAGGTTCGTACTTAAATATATTCTTAATCTTCAACATTGTGAAACTTATTTAATTGTTCTACTATATGTCCAAACGCTTCTTTATAGTCCATGTAAAACTCATCTGGATCGCTTTCGCTTGTACCTATTAGTTCATATAAAGCATCATCGATAGTTGCTAATGCTCTATTATATGCTTCTTCTATAACGTCTTCTAGTCTAGCTAGCTTGCCGTTAACTCTTGTGTCTTTGTAAAATGTACTCATGATAAATTGTATCTATGTCCGTTAATAATTACTTGTATGTCATTTTCTGGTGTAGATTCTGGGTGAACAGAGTCGCCCCATGGTAAACCTGTTTTGTTTTGCTTGTGATAAGCTTCTTTCAAACACTTAATAACATAGTCGTTTATTAAGTATGTAGGTTTTTGATAGTAATTTCTTAGTACAAAGTTAGCTAAGTATACTAATCGCTCATCATAATTAGGTATAAGTATACGCTCTGTATGTTCAAAGTGATAGCCATTGCCTGCTGGTTGCTTTTTAGTTTTGTTAATTTGGTAAGCGCTTGAGTTATACTCACTTACATTACGCACATAACCTGATCTATAACAAGCAAAACGCAAAGGTTTTGGATTACACGTCTGCCACATTTGTTGTATAGGTAGTTCGTATACTTGTGTACCATTTTGTTTTTGTCGTCTTGTTGAGACGTTTTTAATACCGAGCATATCAAATACTTGCAATGCTTCGGTTGCTGTTGTTACTTTATACTTCATTTTCTGTGTATATTAGTTCTAAATTATTTCCTTCAAATCTTATACCAACAACTTTTTTGTCATCAGTTTGTACTTTTTGTATAAATTTATTTAAGTCAAATGCTCGAAACCATAAGCCTCCTTGAGCTTTTCCTTCAAATTTATCTAACCAGAATATATCTGTTTCAAATTCTTCCATTATAATTCTATTTTAATCTTGTTAAGAGTGTTATCGCTATGTGACATCCACTCGCAATTTTTTAAGTTGTGACCTTGTTCTACTAATAGTTTTTCAAAGTCATCTGCATCTAGTTCTGGTTTACTACCATCTTGAAAGACTTCTATATCATACTGATATACTAAGCCGTCTTCAAAGTCTAATACTGTTAATATAATCATAGTTATTTAATTTACTTTATAAAACGAGGTGGCCAAGTGAGTACACACGGCACTTATTATACAGGTTCAACCGTGTAAGATTACGGTGTGGACTTCCAACCAGTTTCTCACCGTATACACATCTCACGCGCCACGCTCGTATTTATCTAAGGCAAGTGCCGTAACCTTTACGTCTACCTGCTTTATGTAATGCTTTTGCTACTTCTTGAGTAACAATTTGTATTGTGTTACCAGTTTTATGGTTTATGACTGGAGCTGAAGCTACACGCTCAACTCCACTACAACTAACACATGTTTTGTACCCGTATTTTTGTCTAACTGGGTGTACGGGCTCACCACATCTACAATAATTCATATAGTTTAATTTTATTTAATTGGCTTTTGTCATATATATTATCCAATAGTAATCGTATTTATTTTGTATAAATAAATCTTTTTAGTGCTACTAAGTAATAATAAAACAATAGGTAAACTGCTAAATCTATAGGTGTCATATTAGTAATGTTTATCTTTTTGCTGCTCTTCCCACTCTTTAATTAACACTTCCTCTCGTGTTACTTCTACATTATCATTTTCATCTACTGTTGTAACAATTGTAGTTACTTTATCTTTTTCTATATGTTTGTAAATATAAGTCATATTAGTATATTTCATTTATTTCTAGTTCATAATTTATTCCATCAACTTCAACATAGAAGCCATCCACTTGGTCCATATAACCAACGCTAGTTAAGTCTACTGACACTCTATTATCAAAAGTGTAACTGTCTACGTTGCAACATATTCTTTCGCCACCTGATAAAGCATAGAACTTGTAGTCGCTATTTATATCATAAATACCTGGTATTGTCGCTATATTTACCGCATAAGCTACCAACCAAGTTTGATTGTGAGTGCTTACATTAACATACGAGCGATGTTCTGGTATTAGTTCTTCTTTGCTACATGAGGTCATACCTAGTATAACACCCACACCTATCATTATTTTTTTCATATTAGTTTCCTTCTGCTTTTAATTCATCAATGTAACTTTTAGTATAACCTAAACCATCAGGTGTATTTTCATTGTAAAACTCAAGAGCTTCAGACTTCTTGTTGAATAGATTATCTAGTTGCTCAAGTATAAAATCTCTTTGTTTTCTACCATGCTCAACAACGCTATAATCATCTGAGTATTGAGTATAGTGGTCCATACTTTGTAACATTTGTTGTAATTCTAGTTTAGTCATTTTGTAGTAATTTAAAAGTTTTATCTAGTATATTTATTTTTTCTTCTTCATGACAAGTATCAAAGCCAAACTCGCTATATAATTCTTGAGCAAACAAGTCAGTAATTTTAGTAAAATAAGTTACTTGTATATCAGTATCGCCATATTGTTTAGCATAGTTATAATGAAACTTGTATTTGTTTAATAATTTAGTCATAATGTATTTATTTTATTCAATTATATTATCCAGTTAGTATCGTATTTAATTTGTATTTTATTTATGTTTAGTATATTGTTGAGGTAATTGTTTATTGAATGTTAAGTTGTCTTTAAATGTTTGAAGATTAAAGTATGGATTATTTTCAAGTATGTCATTTAAGTTTATATAGCAATAGCCTTTGTGATTAAAATAGTCAGTTGTTGACGTATTAAAGTATTTTGGCAATTGATGTAGTTGAAATGGTAAATAAGTTTGGTTTTTTAATTTTAAAATGTTAATTTGAGATTTTTTGTAAGACATAGTATATATTTTATTAAGTTCATTTATATTATCCAACGAGTAACGTATTTAGTTTGTATTTTTATTTTCATTTATCAATACTTTGTAAGGAGTACCGTTGTAAAAACGAAGTAATTGTTTTGAATTTAACTTGTTTAATTTCTTGTCGAAACAAACTCTGTATGTTTTATTTTTTTTCATAATAGTATATTTTTAAAGTAGGTTAATTGTTTAAGTGATAAATTTCATTAGGAGTTACTACTCTCACTCTCTTTCTCCATAATGAATTTTTCCATTATGTAACAAATAGTGCCTGTAATTGTAAGAATAGTAATAATTTCTAAAATGTATGATAACATAGTATTTAATTAGTTGATTTGTAATAGACTACCGAAGTAGTTTCGACTATTGAAGTCTCATCAGTATTACTCAGATAGGCGAGCCCATGTTGGTAAGTTATTACTGTTAGTGTAGTTACCATATTTTTGGAAGCACTCCATTGACTCAAGTCTTTCTTGATTGATTGAGTATACATCGTCATGATTATATTCAAAAGTACCTTTTTTAGTTGTAAATTCAATAGTTACATTTTTTCCGATTAGAGATTTTGAGATAACAAATCTTTTTTTAGTTAATTTAGTCATAATAATTTAATTTAATTTAGTTTAATAGTTTAAGTTTATTTGTATATATTATCCAATGTTAGTCGTATTTATTTTGTATATTTTATTTATTTAATAAATATTTTATATCATCAATAGTCGTCTCCATATATTTTTCTGGACAATCATTCTCATTATATTTAAATATATTCTTTAATAATAATTCCAATAATTTTATTTTTAATTTTTCCATTTTATTTATTTTTATTTATTTATTATATTCGTATATATTATCCAATACACTTCGTATTTATATTGTAAGTGTAAAACGCAAAAAATCTGCGGCAAAACGGCAAAAACGGGGGCCGGTGGGGTATTTATAAACGATTTTTGTAACTGGCTGGGTACCAGGGAGGTAGGGGCTACACTCTATTCCTATATTTATAACGTATTTTTATGTGACATAAGCCTATTAAGGTGTATTAGTAGCAAGCTATTGTCACACTTTTAACTATTTTTAGTACTATGTGATAATAATCTTATGGCAAAGCAAAAATTAACACCTACCGCTGCGCGTATGAAAGCTAAACGTGATAAAGAAGCTGCGATGACGCCTGCTAGACGTAGGAAAAAAGCCGAAAATCAACGAAAAAGACGTGCTGCAATGAAAGCTGGTATAAATATCAGTGGTAAAGACTTCGATCACAAAGATCGTAAGTTTAAGTCTGTTAAAGACAACCGTGGTAATGACGGAAAAGGCACTAAAAAAGAAAAATAATGGCATACGTACAAAAAAATCATCCATTTCCTGTTACTAGTTGTGGTAGACGTCGTAGTTTTCAAACAACATCGGCACCATTACGTCTAGTAGAGGATGAAAGTCCGATGCAAAAGCGTAAACGCAAGCCAGATGTACGTAGAACTATAGGTCCTGGCAAAAACTTTAACAGAGCTAAGTCAACTGGCACCGGTGGTAAAGCAGGTGGTGGTATGACCGAGAAAGGCGTACGTGAATATAGACGTAAAAATCCTGGTAGTAAGCTAAAAACAGCGGTAACAACACCGCCATCAAGGCTTAAAAAAGGTAGCAAAGCCGCAAAACGCAGAAAGTCGTTCTGTGCAAGATCAAGAAATTGGAAAAGTAAACGAGGTTTAGCTGCTAGACGCAGATGGAACTGCTAAAATATATAACATGAAGAAAAGTTCAGCATTAAAGAAAATATCTGCTGCTTGTAAGGCTGCTGCAAAGCGTAAGTTTAAAGTATGGCCTTCAGCTTATGCCTCTGGTTGGGGTGTACGATGCACTAGAGCCGGTGGTCCTAGTAGATTTGGCGGAGGTAAAAAGAAAAAGTAATGGCATTTAAGTTAAATAATAATAAAATAAAGCAAGTTATTACAGAGCTTAAAAAAGCTAGTAAAACACACGCTAAGCAAGCTGACAAACTGCAAAATGCTATAAGCTCACCTATGAACAAACGTATGGGTAAGTTTCAAGAATCTGATGCGCCTGATGCTAAAGGTAAGTTTAGAGATTTATCTGCACCTGCTTTAGCTAGCTGGATGATTAAGTCAAGAAAAGGTAATTTATCTAAGATTATTAGCAGTTTAAATCAACAAGTAGTGTTTAGAAGAAATAAAGATCCAAAGTACGCGGCTAAAATGCGTAGAACTATGGACATCGTTAGAAAACGATTAGGCAAAAAGAAAGATGAGTAAAGCTTACAGAGGCGTATTAAAAGCTCGTATATCTAAGTTATACGGTGGAGATGTAACTGTGGCAAAAGCTAGAGCTTTAAAAAACAGAAAAGACGCTACGCCTCGTGATAAGCAATTAGCAAACTGGTTTATAAACATGCAAACTAATAGGCCATCACCAAAAAAGAAACGCAAAGACCCGGTTGTTGGTACTGGTAAAAAACCAAAAGGCAGCGGTAGAAGATTATATACTGACGAAAATCCAAAAGATACAGTAAGTATTAAATTTGCTACAGTAGCTGATGCTAGAAAAACTATAGCTAAAGTAAAAAGAATAAATAAACCTTACGCTCGTAAAATACAAATATTAACCGTTTTAGAGCAAAGAGCTGAGGTTATGGGTAAAATGGAACAAGCAAGACTTGCGAGAGTTGCTAAAAAACAATTAAAAGCACAACATGTACGTTCAAAAAAGTAATCCGTTTAAGAAAAAACAAAAAGGTGGTGGTACAACTAAAACTTGTTTGCCTGCCGCTAAAATACGTAGTATGAGTAAAGCTGAAAGAGATAAGCTTGTTCGTGCTAAAAAAGCATCCGGTGCTAAAGGTAAATACAAAAGATCATCTAAAACAAATGTAAAAGGTGCTCGTAAAAAAGGAGCTACACTTAGAGACTGGTTTCAAAAAGAAGACTGGAGACAAGTTAATGATCCAAGTAAAAAATGCGGTGAAAAATGAGTTTGTTTAAAGATTTTAATATATCTAGTTTTAAAAAACAAAAACCACCTAGTAATAATTCTTTTAGAACTATGCAAGAGGTTAAAGAGCTTAAAAGCATACCACTTAAAAAAGAGTTTGTAAAAAAGTATGATAATATTGAAGCTGCTTTTAAAAAGACAGCAGAGGAAAACAATATAGAAGACTACGACAAAAGTATAGCCACAAAGTTAATAAAAGACTCTGCGCCTGTAATATTAAAATTGAAGAAACACTTTAACAGGCCAAGACCTAAAGTATCTGCTAAGAAAATGAATATTAGCATGAAAGATTACGAAATGGATTCTATGAAAACTCCTTCGTATCCGTCGGGTCACTCTGTTCAAGGAATATTAATAGGTAATGTTTTAGCTGATAAACATCCTAAGGCTTCTAAAGCTTTTAAGAAAACAGCAGAAAACATATCTTATAGTAGAAGAGTAGCTCACGCTCATTATAAGTCAGACAGTAAGTTTGGTGAAAAAATAGGTGATGCAATGTTTAAACATATTAAAAACAAAATTTAAAATGAAAAGTCCAAAGAAAATTACGGCAAAACAAAAGACTTTACCTGAAAACTTACAAAAAGCAATTATTGCAAAAGAAAAGAAAGAAGGTAAAAGCCCAAAAATGATGAAGAAAGCTGCAGCTATGAAGCTTAAAAAAGAGAAAGACGCTGCTATGAAAATGAAAAAAGCTGCTGCTATGAAAATGAAGAAAGCAAAAGATGCAGCTATGAAAATGAAGAAAGCAGGTATGAAGATGAAAAAAGAATCTGCTATGAAGCTTAAGAAAGCGGCTACAATGATGAAGGCTGCTATGAAGATGGGCCACAAAAAGTAAATTAATTACTAACCAATAAATAAAACCAAAATGACGTATTTGTATTACAAGACAAGCACGTGGACCGGTAATCCACAGATTAATGAAAAAACCAAAGAGCAATGGGAACACTTAGCTAATAAAGCTAATTGGCGTATTACCCAGCTGCCAAACGGTTATTACCAAACAGAAGTTTCAAAACCTAACAGCGATGAATATGTCGATGTTACAAGACGAGAAACTATAGAAGGTGCTGAAAAAGCTATTGATGGAAGTATTGAACACTTTACTAAAAAGCTAGAAGCAACCAAAGGCCCTAAGGTCGTTAAAACATTTGAATAAACCAATTTAATTTAATATAATATAATGGAATACAATTTACCTAGCGAAATTGTCAAAGACTTGAACTTTGGCGATTCCGCTAAACAAAAGATCATCACTGGAGTAGACAAGCTTGCTCGAGCTGTAAAGTCTACCCTTGGAGCCTCAGGAAAATGCGTTATCTACGAAGACGGCAGAGGCAAACCGGTCATCACAAAAGATGGTGTAACCGTTGCAGAGAGCGTAGTCTTATTTGACCCGGTTGAAAACATGGGAGCTACTTTAATAAAAGAAGCTGCACAAAAAACTGTTAGTGAAGCAGGTGATGGTACTACAACAGCCACAGTCTTGGCGCAAGCATTAATTAAAAGTATTTATAATAATCTAAAAGACTCTTCCGTTAGAGAGATAAAGGAAGGTATATACTCTTGTTTAGAAAAAGTAAATGAGTATTTAGACAGCATCAAGATAGATGTTGATGGCGATATGCTTAAAAACGTGTCAGCTATTAGTTGTAACAATGACGAAGCTCTTGGTAAGATTATATCAGAAGCTTACGAGGCTGTAGGTAAAGACGGCGTAGTATTAATGGAAACATCGGAAACAGATGAGACTTACGTTGAAATGGTTGACGGTGTTCAAATCGAGTGCGGCTTAACATCACCTCACTTTGTTACAAACACAGACAAGCAAAAAGCAGAGCTAGATAATCCTTATGTTTTAATATGTGGATCTGAAATACCTAACGTGCGTAAGATACAGAAAATATTAGAACACGTTATAAAGCAAAACAGATCTTTGTTGATAGTAGCTCCAGTATCACAGCAGGTTAAGTCTGCGTTGTTGATGAACAAGGTAAAAGGTAATATTAAAGTAAACATTATTGATTTGCCAGGTTTTGGGCCTACTAAGAAAGATACTTGCGAAGATTTAGCTATTATTACAGGTGCTACTATGTTTAATGAAGAGTTAGGTGATGATCTTGACTCTATGAGTGTAGAAGACCTTGGTGAAGTTGAATATGCAGAAACTAGCGAAACAAGTACTGTTGTTACAGTAGAAGACATGCATGAGTTAGTGGAAGATCGTATTGACGAAGTAACTAAGCGTATAGCTGAAGAAAAAAACGGTTTTATTAAAATGAAACTACAAGATAGGCTAGCTATGTTATCTGGCTGCGTTGGTATTGTTAAAGTTGGAGCTAACTCAAAAGTAGAGTTAAAAGAAAAGAAAGATCGTGTTGAAGACGCTATATATGCTACTAAAGCTGCTTTGAAAGAAGGTATTGTGCCAGGTGGCGGTGTAGCTTTATTAAATGCTTCAGAGAAAATTATAACTGAAACAATAGGTGAAGATATACTACTTCAAGCTATTAAATCACCTTTTCACACTATACTAGAAAACGGTGGTATAGATTTTAATGTAAACCTAGAAGAAGGTTGTGGATTAAATGTAATAACTGGAAAACCTGTTAATATGGTTGAAGAAGGTATCATTGACCCTGTGTTAGTTACTAAGACTGCGCTTAAAAACGCTGTATCAGTTGTAACTACTATTATATCCGCAGACTGTGTAATCTCTAATATCAGAGTAAATGAAAGCAGTTAATAACTACATAGTGATTGAGTTTATAAAACAGGATCACAAAAAGGTTGGCGGATTAGTTCTTACAGATGACGTAAACGAAGACAATAGATATTTAAAAGCTAAAGTTATGTCAGTAGGAAACCTTGTCGAAGGTATTAAAGAAAACGATGTCGTTTATTACGATAAACATGCTGGTCATGGTATCCAACATAACGATAAATTTTACGGCGTAATTACACAAAGAGACGTCGTGTTAATCGATTAAGTTAATTACAACCCGATTACTTAATCATAATTATTAATTATTAAAAAATTTTAAAAAATGGGAAGAGTATTTTTTAACACAAGAGATCACATCCACACTATTACTGCTGATTACCAAGCTTTATCTAGTGATTCTGGTAAAACATTTGTACTTGATAGCACAAGTGCTGTAGTTGTTACACTACCTGCTGACGCTGATATTTCAGAAGGTTGGAACTGTCGTTTTTATGTTAAAACAGCAAATGACAACGCATATCTTATTAAGTGTTCAGATGTAACAGATACAACAGGGCAAATGTTTGTAGGAGGCTTTAGTGTAGCTTCAACAACTGCTGGTTTCGGACATGGTGTACTTGCTGCAGGTGACGATAGCCAAATTGCTTTTGATGCTAACTTAGCTAACGGAGCTGGTGAGCCAGGTTCTTATATGGATGTTACAAAAATTGCTGCTAACAGATTTGCTATATCAGGATTTATGATTTCTGATGATGCAGATACTGATGGTTCAGCTGTTTTATCTAACATTTAATAGCTTAACAGATTAAACCTAAACCACAATCCATAAACTTAAAACTTAGAACTTAAAACAAATTATTTATTAATCATTAAAGAAGAAAAAAATGACAAGAGCAGATGAAATTATGTTAATAGCAACAACTGCAGACAACGACGGTATGATGGCGCCTTTATCTAGATTAAGATCTATAAACGGTGGCACAGGATCTGTTGTACTAACTTTTGATGCTGGTGCAAACGTAGATACAGTTACACTAACGTGTGGCGCTGACGAGTTTGAAGCTGTAAAACAAGTAAGTAGAGCTTTAAACAACGCTTGCAGAAACACGCAATCAAACGTTGTAGTACTAGCTGATTCAGCTGCTGCATCGGCTACAGTTACAATTGTTCCAGAGATTACTGGATGTAGCACTATAGCTTAATTATTAACATAAAAAACTAAGAAAATGAACGATAAGTTTTTATTATTTCAAAACGCAGCCAACGATTGCATGGTGTATCCTTTGTCAAAATTAAAATCAGTAGAAGCAGCTTCTACGGCGCTTAATTTTACATTTGACACTATAGCTGGTGAAGATGTTTTAACTGTAACTTGCTCTGCTGCTGAACACGACCAAATGGTAAAATTAGCAGAGTTTTTAGGTGGGCCAGCCCATACTGATGGAGTTTACGTTATTGCTGATGATGTAAACAGTGTTTACGCTGTAGATGGCTTTACCGCTGTTGGTGCTGCTTCTTAATCTTAAATGAGATTAACTAGTCACGATTTACGTGAATTACAAATCCTTAAGTATTACAGGCTCGTTAGAAAATGGGCCTGTAAGACTTACGGGTTAAAAGATGCTGATTTAGAGTTACTAATATATTTAGACTGTAAAAAGCGTTTTACAAGACAAGAGTTTATTGATGGAACATATACATACTCTTGGGATAAAGAAAGGTGGGAAAGATTACGATCTGATGGCTGGATCGAAGTGTGGAGACAAAGAAATAGAACGACTATAAAATACTCTGTATTTAAAACGTCGTTTAAATGCGGCCAACTAATAAGTAGAATATATAGAATACTTCTTGGTGAAGAAGATTTACCTACATCAAACAGAAGTATATTTTACGATAATAAATCATATACTGATAAAGTTTACAACAAAGCTATTGATGATATGATAAAAGATAAAGATAGATAATGGCATTTAAACTAGGTTCATCTAAAAAACTTAACGCCGATAAAGGCAATATAAAAAGCAAACTTAGCTTTAAGTCTGGAGATGAAATAGTACCTGGAACGCCTGTATTTAGAAAGCAACTAGGTAAAGATGTTATTGCTGAAGCAAACTACGACGGAAGTATTTATATTGACAAAAGTATAAAACTAGATGATCCAATGATGCAGCAAGCTTTAGCTCATGAAATGCAACACATTACAGCAATGAAGTTAGGTACTGAATACTATGACGACAATGCTGTTTATTATAAAGGTGAAGTTTGGAAGCGTAACAATGGTTATGTGACAGATCCAAAAACCGGTGAAAGGTTTGCTGAAGGAGACAGACGTTTACCTTGGGAAAATAACAAGATATGATAAATAACTTAGTAGGAGGTTTGTTTGGTAAAATTGTTGATAATGCAGAAGGCATACTCGACAAAGTAATTACCACTGACAAAGAAAGAGACGAAGCAAAGCTAGCTCTTAAAAAACTATTATTAGACGCAGAACGTGAAGCTTTTGCTAAAGAAGTAGAAGATCGTAAGTCTGCGCGCGATATGTATAAAGACGATGCTATTATACAAAAAGTATTAGCAACATTATTTACTATAGCTTACTTTGGCATTACATTTGTAATGTTTAATTATTTTGTTACAAAGTCAATAGACTTAGGAGAGTTTGAAATTAGTTTCATCTCTACGATATTTGGTGCGATGAGTGCTAAAGTAAATACAATAATAGACTTCTTCTTCGGTGGAAGCTCAAAGAAAAACGAACAATCAAAAGAAAAATAAAATGGCATTTAAAGATCCAACAGATTACGCATTCGGTCAGTTAGGTAGCATACACGTAGCTGGTACTAACGCAGTAACATTAATTGGTGGCGATGACACTGATGTTACGCCTGCTAGTAATGTAAATAGAATAACAAAAGTTTTTGTAGCTATAACATTTTTAGAGACTACAACTTTTAACACAGGCGCCACAGGCTTAGTACCTGCAGACGCGCAAAACTTTCCTAGTTCAGATGGCGCTAGTACAGATATAGATGCTGATGGTGGTGTTGCTGTAGACGGTGAAAGTTTTCCAGAAGGTTTAACTATTTATGGCAGATGGACTGGTTTTCAATTAGCAACCGGTAGAGTTATAGCTTACGTAGGTGTATAATGTTAGGACTAGGAAACGGCATAACATCATCTCCTAGACTAAGCTCTGCATTTAGCATAGCAAATGTACCTGGTATACAAACTTGGTTAAAGTTTAACGAAGGCCAAACAGATGATGGTTCTACAATTACATGGGCTGACAGTAGTGGTCAAGGAAATCCTATATCAGACTCTAGTGCTGGTACGAATGATAGGGTGGAATTTACCGGAGGAGCATTGCACTTAAAACAAGTAGATGGTAGTACACATCCAGAGGCAAACTTTACTTCTGAAATGGATTTGACAGGAGCTTTTACTATATTTATGGTAATAGATGTAGAGGATGGTTTAAATACAGAAACAATACTTCAAGGTAGTGGAACAAACTTTTTTAGAATGGCGCACAATGATGTTGATGCAAGATTTAGATATAAGTTTGATGGTAACGATAATATAGTAAACGCAGGTACAGCGCCTAGTAATAGCAAAGCTTTATTTAGAATGTCTAGAGATAGTAGTAACAATTTTGACTTTTTTGAAGACGGTACTTCTCTAGGTGGTGGTTTTCCAGATTCTACAACTGGAACATTTTCAATACTTAGGCTAGGTTCTACATCTGCATCAGCTGTTGGAACTAAGTTTTTTGAATTTATTGTTTTCAACGAATTAGTAAGTGACGCAAATATAGCTTTAATAGAAACAGATATAAAATCTAGAAATAGTTTATAATAATAATTTAATTAAATAAAATCATGGCAAAAAGAAAAACACCAAAGGTAAAAGACGTTATTGACATTACGCCTAAACCAGAAAAAATTACAGAAGAACAACTTAAAGAAGTTCAAGGATTAGTTACAGCGATGCATAGGATGCAAATGGATATTGGAGTGGCTGAGTCAAGAAAACATCAAATACTACATCAACTAACTATCGTGCAAGAAAGTATTACTAACTTGCAAAATGATTTTGAAAAAGAATACGGTACATTTGATGTTGATATGCAAACAGGTGTAATAAATTATCCGAAAGAAGATGGCGAAGTTGATAAGAAAGATTAGTGTAGGTAAAGATTATAAAAACGATGCTATGCACTATGCTGTTGGACAAGAAGTATACGGTGGTCACACTATATGCGATATTGTTGAAGAAAAAGATAAATACTCTGTTTACATAAGAAAAAACAAAGTAGTTATACCTTGGAAAGACTTCAACAAAAACATGGCAGTATCAGTTGAGTATAATTTAGAGTACTGATGAAAGCGCCTTTTGATTTTGTAATAGAACCAAAAGGTGAAAGATATAACAATAGTAGAAAAGTAGGTGATAAAAAACTTATTTTAAATACAGAAGTTTATAATCACGAATATGTTAATAGACAAGCTATAGTTAAATCTGTACCTACTGCGTATGAAACTAAAATAAAAGTTGGTGATACCATTATAGTTCATCATAACATTTTTAGAAGATGGCATGATGTTTACGGTAAAGAAAAAAACAGTAGAAGTTTTTTTGATGAAAACACTTACTTAGTAAAAGAAGATCAGATATTTCTATATAAAAGAAATAATGATTGGAAAACTTGTGATGGTTATTGTTTTGTTCAACCAATAAAACAAAGAAACAAGCTAGCTACTGAAGAAGAAGAACAGTGTATTGGTATAGTTAAATATACAGACGGAGTTTGGAATAAAGAAGAGCTAGTTGGTTTTACACCATTTTCAACCTATGAGTTTATTATAGACGATACAAAGCTTTATAGGGTTATGAATAAATTTATTACAATCAAATATGAGTATCAAGGAAACGAAGAAGCGTATAATCCTAGCTGGGCGCAAAGCAGTTGATGAGTTGATTAAAGTTGCTGAAGAGCAAATCATCACTAATACAGAAGATGACGTGTCTGCTGATCGATTGAAAAACGCTGCGGCTACTAAAAAGCTAGCTATATTTGATGCATTTGAAATCCTCAACCGCGTACAAGAAGAAGAGAATATTCTGGAAGGAAAGACATCTGAAGAGAAAAAAGAAAGAGTATTTAAAGGTTTCGCGGAAGGCAGATCAAAATAATAGCGTTTTTGATGTACGAACAAAGCTTATATAAAATAGTTGAACCAGTTAAGAAGACAACAATAAGTCGACTTAATAAAAAACGTAAATGGGAGTATGGATACAATAAAGAACATAATATCGTGGTTATCTCTAAAACTGGGCGAGTTGGACAGATACTGGAGATACAAGGTTTGCAAATTGGCTTGCCAGCTAAACCGCAAACAGTGCACGTGCACAACGACAAATGGCAAAAAATAGAGTACCCTAAAGAGTTAAGTAAACTTAAAAATATATTTGACTGGAGAAATTATCCGGAAGAAAACAAAGACAAGTGGTACGATTTTATAGACGAAGAGTTTAAACGTAGAGAAGAAGGCTTTTGGTTTATGAACAATGGCAAGCCTACATACATAACAGGTAGCCATTATATGTATTTACAATGGAGTAAAATAGATGTTGGCGCTCCAGATTTTAGAGAAGCTAACAGACTGTTCTTTATATTTTGGGAAGCGTGTAAAGCTGATAAACGCTGCTACGGTATGTGTTATTTAAAAAATAGACGTAGTGGTTTTTCGTTTATGAGTTCTGCTGAAACCGTTAACTTAGCAACTATATCAAGTGATTCTAGATATGGAATACTATCAAAAAGTGGTGCTGATGCTAAGAAAATGTTTACAGACAAAGTTGTTCCAATATCGATCAACTATCCGTTCTTTTTTAAACCGATTCAGGACGGTATGGATAGACCTAAGTCTGAACTTGCTTATCGCGTACCTGCAAGTAAGTTTACGCGTAAAAAAATTACTACCAACGAAAAGCAAGAAGAGTTGGCTGGACTTGACACTACTATTGATTGGAAAAATACAGGCGACAATAGCTACGATGGAGAAAAGCTTAATCTGTTAGTACACGATGAAAGTGGTAAGTGGGAAAGACCTGATAATATTTTAAATAACTGGCGTGTAACAAAAACTTGTTTACGTCTTGGTAGTAGAATTGTAGGTAAATGCATGATGGGTTCAACTAGCAACTCATTAGAAAAAGGTGGTGATAACTTTAAAAAATTGTATAACGACAGCGATGTCACAAAAAGAAATAGAAATGGTCAAACACGCTCTGGTTTATATTCTTTGTTTATCCCAATGGAGTGGAACTATGAAGGTTTTATTGATGAGTTTGGACGACCAGTGTTTGATACCCCAGCACGAGAGTGTTATGGACCCGACGGTGAACTAATAGATATTGGCGTTATTGATCACTGGCAAAACGAAGCTGAAGGATTAAGAGATGATCAAGATGCTTTAAACGAGTTTTACAGGCAGTTTCCAAGAACCGAAGAGCACGCGTTTAGAGATGAAACAAAAAACAGTATATTTAACTTAGTTAAAATATACGAACAAATAGATTATAATGAAGAGCTTGGTAGAACTTTAGGTGTAACTACAGGTAATTTTCAATGGATCAACGGTGTAAAAGATAGTAAAGTAGTTTTTTACCCTGACCAAAACGGAAGATTTAAAGTTAGTTGGGTGCCTAAAGAAACTATGCAAAATAGAGTTATAAGCAAAAATGGAATTAAATACCCAGGAAATGAACATATTGGTGCGTTTGGCTGTGATAGTTATGATATTAGCGGTACTGTGGACGGTCGTGGATCCAAAGGATCGCTTCATGGATTAACAAAGTTTTCTATGGAAGACGCGCCACCAAACCATTTTTTCTTAGAGTATTTATGTAGACCACAAACCGCTGAAATATTTTTTGAAGATGTATTGATGGCGTTAGTTTTTTATGGTATGCCAATACTAGCAGAGAATAATAAACCAAGATTATTGTACTATTTAAGACGTAGAGGTTATAGAGGGTTTAGTATGAATAGACCAGATAAAATATGGAATAAATTATCTGTAGCAGAAAAAGAAATTGGTGGTATACCAAACTCAAGTGAAGATATTAAACAAGCTCACGCTGCTGCTATAGAGATGTATATTCAAAACCATGTTGGCATGATGCCTGATAATACTTTTGGAGACTTATATTTTAACAGTCTTCTTAATGATTGGGCAAAGTTTGATATAAACAAAAGAACTAAGTTCGATGCTAGTATTAGCTCTGGCTTAGCGATTATGGCTTGTAACAGACATTTGTATAGACCTAATCCCAAAAAAGAAAAAAGTAAATTGAACATAAATATATCAAGATATTCTAATAACGGCTCTATGTCAAAAATAATAAAATAATATGGCTTACACTAATAGATATTTTCCAAGTCAAGTAGTTAGTGATGCTGAAAAGATTAGTTATGAATATGGTTTAAAAGTTGCTAAAGCCATAGAGCATGAATGGTTTGCTGATGAAAGAAACAATAGCAACAGCAATAGGTTTAAGTCAAACTACAATGAGTTTCATAGCTTAAGATTATATGCTAGAGGAGAACAATCAATACAGAAATACAAAGATGAATTATCTATAAATGGTGATTTATCTTATTTAAATTTAGACTGGAGCCCCGTGCCTATAGTGCCTAAGTTTGTTGATATTGTAGTAAACGGTATAGCTGAAAGAACATACGATATAAAAGCTTTTTCACAATCACAAAACGGAGTAGATAAAAGAACTGAATACATGGAAGCTATAATGGCTGATATGGAGTTTAAAGATTTAAACGACTTAGTTCAAGCTGAGCTTGGTGTTGATATGACAGAGAGTGATGAAAAAGAGCTACCTGAAAATTTAGAAGAGCTAGGCATACACATGCAGTTAAACTACAAGCAAAATGTAGAAATAGCACAAGAGCAAGCTATACGCATGCTTATGGAAGGTAATAAGTATGAGCTTACTAAAAAAAGATTTTATTATGATTTAACAGTATTAGGTATTGGTGCTGTTAAAAACAACTTTACAACATCTGAAGGTATTACAATAGATTATGTTGATCCTGCTAATCTAGTATATTCTTATACTGACTCTCCATACTTTGATGATATATATTATGTTGGTGAAGTAAAGCAGATACCAATTAACGAGTTAGTAAAACAATTTCCGCACTTAACAGAAGAAGACTTAGAAGAGATTAAAGAGCAAAAACCTGCTTATAGAAATAATATATATTCTAACTACTCTGATCAAAAGTCTGATAATAACAAGATTCAAGTTTTATATTTTAATTATAAAACATATATGAATCATGTTTATAAAATTAAAGAAATGGCTTCTGGTGGAGAAAAAGCTATTGAAAAAGATGATACGTTTAATCCTCCAGAAGAAAAACAAGAAGGTTTTATTAGACTACAAAGAGCTATAGAAGTTTTATACGATGGTGCGATTGTTCTTGGAACTGACAAGCTTTTAAGGTGGGAGATGTGCAAGAACATGATAAGACCAAAAAGCGATTATACTAAAGTTAAAATGAACTATAGTATTGTTGCTCCAAGAATGTATAACAATAGAATTGACTCTCTTGTTAGACGTATTACTGGCTTTGCTGACATGATACAACTTACACATTTAAAGCTACAGCAGGTCATGTCGCGCATGGTACCAGACGGTGTATATCTTGATGCTGATGGTTTAGCTGAAGTTGATCTTGGTAATGGAACAAACTATAATCCGCAAGAAGCTTTAAATATGTTTTTCCAAACAGGTAGTGTTATTGGTAGATCGTTTACAAGCGAAGGTGATATGAACCCTGGCAAAGTACCTATACAAGAAATTACGTCTGGCTCTGGTGGTAATAAAATACAAGCTTTGATAGCAAACTACAACTATTATATGCAAATGATACGTGATGTCACCGGGCTTAACGAAGCTCGTGATGGTAGCATGCCAGATAAAAACGCTTTAGTAGGTATACAAAAAATTGCAGCAGCTAATAGTAATACTGCTACAAGACATATATTGCAGTCTGGTTTATTTTTAACAGCAGAGCTAGCAGAGTGTTTATCACTTAGAATATCCGATGTGTTAGAGTACTCGCCAACTAAAGATGCTTTTATTCATGCATTAGGTGTTCATAACGTTGCTACATTAGAAGAAATATCAGAACTGCACTTGTATGACTTTGGTATATTTATTGAACTTTCTCCAGATGAAGAAGAAAAACAAAGGCTAGAGAATAATATACAGATGGCGTTACAGCAACAAACTATAGAGCTTGAAGACGCTATTGATATTAGAAACGTTAAAAACGTAAAGCTAGCTAATGAAGTTTTAAAAATTAGAAGAAAGAAAAAACAAGCTAATGACATAAGACTTCAAAGAGAAAATATACAAGCTCAATCACAAGCTAATGCTCAAGCTTCTCAACAAGCTGCTCAAGTAGAAGTACAAAAAAATCAAGCTTTAAATCAAAGTAAAATGCAGCTAGCTCAAATGCAAGCTCAACTTGATGCTCAAAAAATGCAACAAGAAGTTGATCTTAAAAAAGAGTTAATGCAATTAGAGTTTCAGTATAACATGCAGTTAAAGCAAGTTGAAACTGATGGATTAAAGCAAAGAGAAAAAGAAAAAGAAGATCGTAAAGACAAAAGAACAAAAATACAAGCCACTCAACAATCAGAGATGATAGATCAAAGAAAATCAGGTAGACCACCTAAAAACTTTGAGTCTGCCGGTAATGATATACTTGAAGGTGGATTTAATCTAGGTTCAATGTAACCTAGCTAATTAACACTAATTTTTTATATTTTATATTATGGAACAAGAACTAGAAAACGTTGAAGAAACGAAATTTAAATCTGCTGGTGACGATAGCGTTATTAAAGTAGATTTAAACAAACCACCGGTAACGGAAGAAGATGACAAACCAGAAGAGCAAACAGAAGAAGTTGCAGCAAGTGAAACTGACGACTCAGGAGTGGTTGGAAGCGATGAAAACGCCGAGCCCGTACAAGAACAAGAAGAAGTACAGCCGGAAGACGAAGCACAAGAACAACCTGTAGTTGAAGAAATAACTAATGAAGAGGTTGAAAAAGAAGTTGAAGAAGAAGTTGAAGAGGTTGTAGAGCAAGTTGAAGAAGCTGTAGCTAAAGCTCAAGAAACTGGTGAGCCTTTACCTGAAAACATTCAAAAGTTAGTAGACTTTATAAATGAGACAGGTGGAGATGTAGAAGACTACGTTCGCTTAAATCAAGATTATAGCAAACTAGATAATACTGCTTTATTAAGAGAGTATTATAAAAATACTAAACCTCATTTAGATTCAGAAGAAATAGACTTTTTAATGAAAGAAAACTTTTCTTATGATGAAGAAGTAGACGAGGAAAACGATATTAGAAAAAAGAAAATAGCCTTAAAAGAGCAAGTTGCCGAGGCTAAAGCCTACTTAGACGGGCAAAAGTCTAA